TCTTACTAAAACAACTATGAATAATTACGAAAAAAATCCAGATGACGAGAATAGATTATTTTATGTGGGTGCAACTAGAACAAAAGAAAATCTACATATCATAGATTCAAAGCAACACAATAAAGGATTTATATTATGAGTGATGTTTACAAAAAACAAATTGGAGGATCACATTATTCATCGATGGTTATACAGCCATCAGAATTTATAAATAAAAATAATTTACCCTTCGCTGAAGGAAACGCTATAAAATATTTGTGCCGACACAAGCAAAAGGGACAGAAACAAGATTTGGAGAAAGCAATTCATTATTGTCAAATGGCAATCGATCGTGATTATCCTGATAAACTAGAAAAAATAAATCTAACTCATGGGAAATAATTAAATGATACAACGACCACTTTTCGCACCACAAACTGAATGGCTACCGCCAGAAGAATTTCCAGATCTATCTAAATATAATGAAATTTCAATAGATTTAGAAACAAAAGATCCTAATCTAAATACTAGAATGGGTTCTGGTTCTGTTGTAGGAGTAGGAGAAATTGTCGGAGTAGCTGTAGCTGTTGAAAATTGGTCAGGTTATTATCCAATTGCACATGAAGGGGGTGGTAACATGGATCGTAAAAAAGTCTTGAAATGGTTTCAAAGTGTATTATCTACACCAGCAACAAAAATTTTCCACAACGCCATGTATGACGTTTGTTGGATCAGAGCATTGGGCTTAAGTATTAACGGTAAAATAGTGGACACGATGATCGCATCTGCCCTTGTTGATGAAAATCAAATGCGTTATGACTTAAACAGCTGCAGTAAAAGATACACTGGAAAAACAAAAAGTGAAACAAATTTATATGAAGCAGCGAAGAGTTGGGGGGTTGACGCCAAGGCAGAAATGTATAAACTACCTGCCATTTATGTTGGCGAATATGCAGAAAAGGACGCTGAGATAACTTTAGAACTTTGGCAAGAATTAAAGAAAGAAATTTTACATCAAGATATAAAATCTATTTTCCAATTAGAGACTGAACTTTTTCCTTGCTTAGTTGATATGCGTTTTTTAGGAGTACGTGTAGACGTAGAACAAGCTCAAAAATTAAAAGAAGAATTACATACAGAAGAAAAAGAATGCCTACAAATAGTAAAAAAAGAAACTGGAGTAGATACACAAATATGGGCAGCTCGATCCATTGCGCAAGTTTTTCAAAAACTAAACCTACCATATGACTCAACCGAAAAAACAAATTCTCCATCATTTACTAAAAACTTTTTACAGAATCACCCCCACCCACTAGTGAAACGAATAGCCCGAGCCCGTGAAATAAATAAGGCCCATACCACATTTATTGATACCATACTAAAACATTCTTACAAGGGTAGAATACATGCAGAAATTAACCAATTAAGAGGAGATAATGGAGGAACAGTAACTGGAAGATTCAGTTATTCAAATCCAAATTTACAGCAAATACCAGCACGAAATAAGGAACTTGGACCACGGATCAGGTCGCTATTTATCCCGGAGGAAGGCCATACATGGGGTTGTTTTGACTATTCTCAGCAAGAACCTAGGTTGGTAGTACATTATGCAACTTTACAGAATCTCTATGGAGTGGACGAAGTATTGGAATCATATAAAGGGGGTAATGCAGATTTTCATACTATCGTTGCTGACATGGCAGAGATACCTAGATCACAGGCCAAGACTATAAATCTTGGTCTGTTCTACGGTATGGGAAAAAATAAATTACAAGCAGAATTAGGTATATCTAAAGAAAAGTCAGAGGACCTATTTAGACAGTACCACAACAAAGTTCCATTCGTAAAACAACTTATGGACAATGTAATGCAACGAGCACAAAGTTCTGGTAAAATTAGAACTCTACTTGGAAGACTTTGTCGTTTTCATTTATGGGAACCTAATCAATTTGGGATTCATAAGGCATTGCCTCATGATACAGCGCTCATGGAACATGGACCAGGGATCAAGCGTGCTTACACATACAAAGCTTTAAATAGATTGATACAAGGATCAGCTGCAGATATGACTAAAAAAGCAATGATAGATTTACATAAAGAAGGAATTATTCCACATATACAAGTCCATGATGAATTAGATATATCAGTTAATAATAACGCAGATAGAATAAAAGAGATAATGGAAGATGCGGTTTCTCTTGAAGTTCCCAATAAAGTAGACTATGAATCTGGACCCAATTGGGGTATAATAAAATAAAAATGGAGGGAACTATGGAAAAAGTAAAACAAATATGGGCACTAGCTGTAGCTAATAAAAAAATAGCTATTGGCGTAGTTGTTGCTATTATTATAATAATCTTAATATAATATTTTATGATACATGGCCTATTTAAATGCAAACATTCCTGTGACTTATGCACAGATCAGGAGAGAATATCTCTATGACCTTACCGGACATCATGGAGAAGCTGAAGACTGTATTATCTTTGGCTTGGCATCGATTACAGGGCGGCCTATACTCTTTCATGCAATTATGGAAAATGGTGCTGTCTTCTATCGTCTCCCTATTTCAGCCTTCATTCAAAGAGGATTTGATGTCCAGGAAGTACCTAGGTATAGACTTGATGAGTTGGAGCTCTGGAATTGCTTTAGTTACTATCCTGCTGTTACTTCTTATGATCTCTTAGACGGACAATCAGGAAAATTTTTAGGTAAAGATAAAAAATGGCGCAAAGGTGCTTATTTATTTACTGTTGACTGGGCACATCCAGAGAGTAATATAGTAGATACAGATCATTCTGAAATTCCGCACGAACACAAGTGCGCACACATAATGGCCTTGGAAGATGGCAATTATGCTGCCCAACCCAACAATAGAATTATATGGAATATTCCATCTTTTACTGTTAAAGATGAAGTTCCGTTTGATTGGAAGGTCCAAACTTCCGATTGGAATGTTGAAGATAGTGGTAAATGGAAAACAGAAGACACCGATAAGTTCTTCTATGATGTGGAGGAAAAAGATGGTTAAAAAATTATGGAAAAAATTTATAAACTGGCTTTTTGACTGGCAAAAATGAATAAATGTAAACGATGCAATCATGACTGCCATTGTGGAGGCAGAGAACATATTGATGAATATAGAGATATTTGTCAATGTGGACAATGTGATTGTCAACAAGGTAAAGCTGAAGATTCAACATATGAAAACAACGGTGTTGTTGTCGATGACACTGGAGAATGTGATAGCTGTCAATGATTGAAAAATTAATGACAATGCTGGTAGGAATTTTATTGGCTCTAGCTGGCTGGAGTCTATCTAGAACATTTGAACTTTCAACTATTCAGGCAGTCCACGAAGATAAAGTACACAAACTAGAAAGACACGTAGAAAAATTACAAGATAAAATGGATCAGATGATGGATTCAGATGAAGAAATTATGGAGCAACATAAAAAATTATTTGAAGCTTTAGAAAATCAACCATCAACAGGGTATAATTATAACTAATGGCACTTAAAATTTCTGAAGAAGCCGCCGTACAAATGCCGATGAAAACGGTAGCCTCGCTGATCGCGATGGTCGCGATTGGTACCTGGGCATATTTTGGAATCATTGAGACTCAAAACAAAATTTTAACACAAGTAGAACTAATGGCTAAAGATTTAACTGAAAATACAGAATTTAGAATCAAATGGCCGCGGGGTCAACTTGGTTCGCTTCCGGCAGATTCCGAACAATTTATGATGATCGAGGATTTATACAAGACCACTGAGAAGATAAATGCACACATAGAGAATATGGCTTTAAACAAGGTCAACATAGAATTTTTAAGAAAACAAATGGATAAAGTTTTAGAAGATATAGAAGAATTAAAAGACGCTAATAGAGAAATCCATTATAAAAATGGAGGCCAACAATGATTGAAGCTGTTATAGGATTATTAATGTTTGTAGGAGGAGAGATCAAGGAGGCACGTATTCAAGACTCGATGGGAGTTTGTCTTCGACATAAACGTGAAGCTGAAAGGACCTATTCTGAATCAGTAACCTACAAATGTTGGAAAGGTAAAGCTGAATTAGAAGATAATATTGATGGCTCTAAATCAATTAAAAAATTAATTATTGAATAATCATGGCTAAACAAAACGCATTACAACGAATAGACTCTCACGAAAAATTATGCAGAATTATGCAGAAACAAACTTACGAAAAAATGCACAAACTAGAAAAACAAATTAATAGAATAGAAAGTATTCTATTAGTATCTGTAGGGGCTTTAATTACTGGTATGGCCTACGTTATATTTACTCTGCTAACAAAATAGTGAATCAAAAAAAGAACCCGATTGCAAAGATTTTAAGAAATAGACGTTATCGTCAACTTGTGGTAAAAAATAAGAAAATATATAATAGAAAAAAAAACAATGACAAGATTCGACAAGATTAATATTCCAACACAAGTTGTAAATGGAAACTGTCCGTACTGTGGTGAAGAAAGTATATTTGTTTCTATATACAAAACTATTTTTAGATGCATAACATGTGGCTCAGACATTGAACAAAAAATAAATGGTAAAATTAGTTATATGCCTCACGTTACAGGCAAAGATGAAATTAATATAAGACAATTTAATGAGTAAAAAAAGCTCTTTTGGTAAAATAACTAAACCTCAACGCGATAAACCTAGAAAAAGACCTGGACGTCACAAGAAAAACCGTAATAAACACGAAAAAAGAATGGGAAAATATCGTGGAAAAGGTAAAAAAGGGCATTGACAAACATCCCTAGATATCCTATATATAGGACATGAAAGACAGAGAAATAAATATAAACGTAACTAATATAACACCTAAACAATGGACTAATTTAGTTATAGAATTAAATCTTATGGCAAATGCCTGGAAACCATATGGTCCTAAAATAAAACTAAAAACTAGAAATTTTGAAAGGATTATTAAATGGGGAAGGGTCACAGGTGACACTACTCGACCAAATAAACGAAGCCGCAAAAAATTGGGACAGGACGAAGAATTCGAAGTATAATGG